AAGGTAGGTACATAGATTTGAAAAAAGTACAGAAATCAAGAGCTACTAAAAAAAGGAGGCGTAAATGAAAGTTAAGGGTGTAGATTTATCTGCGTTGACTAAACGTCAACAACAGACTATGAAAAAGCATTCACAACATCATAGTAAAAAACATATTCAGTATATGTACAACTCTATGAAACGTGGTGCATCTTTTACTCAGGCACATAAACGTGCTCAAAAAGCTGTAGGTAAATAATGTCACACGCAGCACGTAAAAAAAACTTGATAAAGAAACACGGACTTAAAGGTGTTAATAAACCAAAGCGTACACCTAAACATCCTAAGAAGTCACACGTAGTTTTAGCACAAGAAGGTCATAAACTTAAATTAATTAGATTTGGTCAACAAGGTGTTAGTGGTGCAGGTAAAAGTCCTTCATCTTCTAAACAGAAAGCTAGACGTAAATCATTTAAAGCTCGACACGCAAAAAATATTAAAAAGGGGAAGATGTCTGCAGCCTATTGGGCTGATAGGACAAAATGGTAAATGTAGTATGTGCAGTACCAGACTGTGCAAATTTATTACCTAAAGGTCAAAGAAAATTTTGTTCAGACAAATGCCGACAGTTAATTGATAAAAGGAAATGGCGTGCTAAGAAAAATGGAGAGGTCTATATTCTTCCTGATAAAAAAACTAATGTCAAAGCTAAGAAACCTAAGAAAGAAACTAAATCGGAAGACGGACGAGCTACAGCTAGACGCGGTAATATTTATGACAAATTTATTAAAGATGGAATTATTCACGAAGTATTACAAGATAGTATTACAAGAGATGAAGCAGCTACATTACTTAAAGTTAGTAAAGCACAAATTTCTAGATTTATGGCTGCGTATCAAGAAGATGTTGAGTTAGAAAAAGCACAACAAGATTGGGATGTACCTGACGCTGCTATTGAATCGTTAGAAAGTTTTACAGAATTTAGGAATAGATATTTTTTAACTGAAAAAGGTATACCTTTTGAAACAGCACCATTTCATAGTAACTGGATAAAAACACTAAATAAAGCTATAGATGAAGGTGGTCAACAAATGATACTGTCACCACCAAGACACGGCAAAACAGAATTGTTAATTCATTTTGCTGTATGGCGTATTATGAAAAATCCTAACATTAGAATTATGTGGGTAGGTGGTAATGAAGATATTGCAAAAAACTCTGTGTCTTCTGTAATTGATACATTAGAAAGTAACGAATCATTAAAAGAAGATTTTTGTGGACCAGGTGGTTCTTTTAAACCAAGAACACGAACAGGAAAGTCTTGGTCACAAAATGGTTTTACTGTATCAACAAGAACAGTACACGGTATAAAGTCACCAACTATGATTGGTATAGGTAAAGGTGGTAAGATACTTTCACGTGACTGTGACTTAATTATTGCAGACGACATAGAAGACCACGCATCAACAGCACAACCTAGTGCAAGAAACAATACTAAGAACTGGTGGACTACAACACTTGCATCACGTAAAGAGGAACATACTGCAATTATTGTTATTGGTTCTAGACAACACCCTGATGATTTATATTCTTCGTTATTAGATAGTGAGGCTTGGGAAACAATAGTAGAAGAAGCACACAGTTCAAGTTGTGAGATACCTGAGTTAGAAGAACAAGAACATTTTGATTGTATGTTATGGAAAGGATTTAGAAGTTATAAATGGTTAATGTCACGTAAACGTGATGCTATGACTACTGGTGGTTTACAAAGATTTGAAATGGTTTATCAGAACAGACCAGGCGAAGGTGGTGCAACAATATTTAACGTAGAAAACATTACACAGTGTTTTGATATAAATAAAAATGTAGGACAAGTACCTAGACATTCTTACTTAGTAGCAGGACTAGACCCTGCTGCATCAGGATATCAAGCAGCGTTTTTATGGGCAATCCTTGATGATGGTGAAGATGCAATGCTACAAATGGTAGATATAGAAAATAACAAAGGTGGCGGTATAGAAGAAGCATTACGTGTTATTAAAGAATGGCATAAGAAATATCATTTATCACATTGGGTTATAGAAGAAAACAACTTTCAAAAAGCTATTAGACAAGACCCACGTATAAAAGATTATGCAAACAATAACGGTATTATTCTTGAAGGTCACGAAACATATAAAAATAAATGGGATAATCATTTTGGTGTTACTTCTTTAGCACCTATGTTTACAGACAAACTTATTGTGCTACCTTACGGTAATACAGAATCTAAAGTAAAATCAGAGATATATAGAAAACAGCTATCATACTTTTCTGCTAGACGTAAAAACGTTTACAAGTCAGATGTAGTTATGGCAAGTTGGTTCCCTATAAAAGTATTAAGGAAGTTGCAGAAAGCAACTTATTCTGATATGGGAATTGATTATAAACCTAGCTATGAAGGATTTGATATAGTAGAATGGAACGAAGCACCTTGGAGTTAAATGCTAGTTAAAGACATTTTAGATAGAACAATACACTTAAAAGAAATGCACGATGAAGCATTACCTGATAGGGCTAGGTTTAGAGCAATTATGAATGGTGGACCAGGTGGCTTATCTGCTTTACTTGGACCATCAATGCAAAATATGGATGAGGATTTATTACCTGCACCAAATTTGTTAGTATCTGCTTTAGATAGACTTGCACAAAAAATAGGAAGAGTTCCTTCATTAGATGTTCATATAACTAACCCAAGAGATAGTGAACGTAATAAAAAGAAAAAAGATAAGTTAGAAAGAATTGTTACATCATATGACCAATTCCAAAGACTAGAAACACAATTACCACAAGTAGCTAGATGGCTACCAGGTTATGGTTTTGCAGTATGGGTAATTACAAGCAAGACTGACCCTCAAGGTAATGTGTACCCTGTGGCTGAATTACGTGACCCATACTCTACATTCCCTGGATATCAAGGTGCAAATCAAATGGCAGAGGAATTAGTATCTATTAGAAAAGTACCAGGAGAGTACTTAGTAGAAATGTACCCTGAGTTAAAAAGTTGGTTTGCAGACCAAGGCAGGAAAACAAATGAACCATATAATTTTGTATCAGGTTTGTATGTTAACCCTGGGCAAGATGGCTCTTGGGAAAACTCAAATGAACACGGTGAAGTAATTGTTGAATATATAAATCCTGAAGGAACTTATATAGTTCACGTAGCTTCTAAAACAATAGTTGACTTTGTTCCAAATCCTCTTAAATCAGGACCTGCCTTTGTTTGTGCAAAGAGATATTCATTTGACCAAATACAAGGACAGTTTGACCAAGTTATAGGATTGATGGCTGCTATGGCAAAAGTAAATATTATGTCAGTCATAGCTATGGAAGATGCAGTATTTACAGAAACTAACATTGTAGGTGAGATTGAAAGCGGACAATACCGTAAAGGTAGAAATGCTATTAACTATTTAGCACCAGGTTCACAAGTAATTAAACCAGTTACTAATCTTCCTTATCAGTTATTTGAATCTGTAGGTAGGTTAGAAAGACATCTTAGAACCGTAGCAGGTTATCCAGTACAAGATGATTCTATATCTCCTAACAGTTTTGTTACAGGTAGAGGTTTAGAAGAATTACAAGCAGGTATTGGAGCTATGGTAAATGAATATCATAAAGTATTACAATATGCTATTCAAGACATAGATTACAAAAGATTAGAGTTAGATGAACTTGCACTTAGTAAACGTAAACCATTAGTAGGTACATTAAGAGGTGCATCATTTGCAGAAAACTATACACCTAAAACAGACATAGATGGCAACTTTCTTACAAAACGTAAGTATGGTGCAATGGCTACATTTGATGAAGCTACAAAAGTAATTACAGGTTTACAGTTGTATCAAGCAGGTATTATAGATAAAAATACTATGCAACAAGAAATGGATGGCTTAGATAATATTGCAGCTATTAATGAAAGAATAACTAAAGAAAAAGCAGAAAAGGTTATGTTTGAATCTTTATTAGCACAGGCTAGCAATGGAGACCCCAAAGCAGCAATGGCATTAGTAGATATATACAATAGTCCAAATAACATAGGTACAATACTTAAGAAGTTTTATACAGCAGAAGAACCTGAACCTAGTCAAGAAGAAGCTATGATGGCACAAATGATGGGTGGTCAAGGAGGTCCGCCAATGCCACCAATGCCAGGAGGACCACCACAACAAGGTGGACCACCACCAAGTCCAGGAGAAGTAATGCAGTTGTTAGGGGGAGGATAATGCCTGTACCTGAAGAAGCAAACATCAACAATATGTTTCATAGCATTGTTACAGCAGAAGAATGGAAAATAAATAAATTAGATGTCGCAGAGTTGTATTTAAACGATTCAATGCAACCTGAAGAAGAATTAGACAGTTGGGATAGTATGGATGGTTTGACAATTATGTATGTACCAGGATATGGAAAACTACAAATGATATGGATAGAGGATGATAATGACTAGAGGAGCTAATAAAAAAGCATTTGCTATAGATGACCAAAGAGGAGAAGGTGCTGCACAAAGAGAAAGTTTACTTAGAGGTGGACCTTTAGAAATGGATGAAACAGAAGTTGCTACACCTGATAATGTACAAAATGTAGGAGCATCACAAAATTTAGTAGATTTACAAAGAATGGCATCAAGTGGGGGAGCATTTGCACCATCTAATAACAATAGACCTATTATTGAAACTGTACCTAATGAAATGAATTATGAAGCAGTAGAGCCAGGTCAAGCAAGTAATACAAATATGATATTAGCTGCTATTAACGATTTACTGGGAGGTAGTGAAGAAGCAAGCTCTATGATAGGATAACGTATGGGATTTTATGCTTTTGAACCACCTGACTTAGAACAAAGTTATATAGATAAATCTACAGAAAGAAATAAAAAATATAATTCTGTTAAAAATTTAATTCGTACAAAACCTGAAGTTGGTGATAACTTTGAAGATATTACAAACAAGTGGGGTAATCATTTAGGTAGAGACATAATGGTAGGTAGTGCTCTACTAGGTTTTAGTTCTATATCACCTGAAGTTGCATTACTTATTGAAAGAAAAATAGAATTAGAGCAACAACAAAGTAAAAATTTTTGGGAACAAACTAAAGCAGCAGGTAGAGGATTAGTTAGAAATGCTATAGTAGGTATGGATTCATTAGCCGAAGCTACAGTTAAAAGACCATTTCAAGCATCAGCAAGAGCCCTAATAGATAATGGTATGAATCCTAATCTTGCTTATTTACAAATGTTTTCTAACTTAGTTGGTTTAGACAAACCATTAATGAATCTTGCATTAGGTGATGAATATGGTGAGTTTAGAAAAGACTATGAATTAGCTAAAGATGAATTAGGTCCAACACAAGCAGGATATGCAATACGTGAATTAGCACAAGGTAACAGAGTTAATTTAGGTAGTGGATATTTTGGTAACTCAACATTAGCAAGAGAAACAGATATATATAAAGAATTATCACAATCTATAAAAGACCCTAACCAATTAGGTGAAATAGAAAAAGTAATACAGGCACAATTAGGTTTTGATATATCAGGAACAGAGAGAGCTAAGGTAGATGCTAATAAATATAGAGGAGTTACTATAAGCCCTGGTAGATTAGCTGCTGTACAAATATCAGAACCAGGAACAGATAGATATAAATTTATATCAGGTCTTATTGATGGTGTTGTTACATTAGGTCTTGACCCTGCAAACTTAGCAGGTGCTTGGACAACAAAGCTAACTAAAGCAGGTAAAACATTTAATGTTGTAGAAAATAGTGCGGAATTAGCAGGCACTGTAGGAATAAGAACTTCAATAGGTCAAGGCAATAGAGTATATCAAGTTGTTAAAAGACAAATAAAAGATGGTGAAAGTCCTACAAGATTAATAAATAACAGAGTATATTCTAATGAAATCATAGCTGTTGATGTAGGACCAACAATATTAAAAGGTGATGTTTCTTACACCTTAGATGAATTAAATGATATAGCTAAATCTAATGGAAGAAATAAAGCATATGTAGATGAATCTAATACTGCACAAAACTTTATAGATGATGGTGGTTATGGAAGAGGTCGTACTCCTACAAATACAGGAGATAGCTTTTATGTAAACAATATTACATTAACAGAGAAAGCAAGAGTATTAGATGATGGTATGTTCCTGCAACCTGCTAGAGCAGGTTCAGAAGGCACTATGTTAAATAACATTATGTCAAGACTTCGTGGTTTAAATAAACAAGAAATGGATGCTTTAGTAAATGGAACTCCTTTAGAAAAGTTTTTTAATAAAAAGGCTTTTAATAAAGATGCAAGATTTGATGGAGATGATTTAATTAAAGAAATGACTGAGGCTATATCTGCTGATGATAATTTCTTCAAACAATGGTTTGATTATATAGGAGCAGATTATAAACCTAATAGGGCAAAGTTTAACTCAATAGAAGAAGTTATTGATAATACAATATTACACGAACAAGCACACGGATGGATTAAAAAAGGATATGCACCAAAAAGTATATCATTAGACCTAACAACATTACCACGTAAACTATTAGGTCCATTAAGTAAAGCAGGTAGAAGAAAACGTAGAGATGCTAATCTTATGAAAGCTAAACAAGAATTATCAGGATATAAATATAAAGATGAACTTCCTGAACTAAAAGATGAATGGTCAAAGTATTGGACTTTAGAAAAAGATGTTAACCAACTTACTACCAATTTTAAAACATCTTACTTACAAGACAGACAAGAACTAAAAAGACTTGCAGGACTACAAAAATTTCTTAAACCTTCATTAAATAAAACTGACTTTGAAGAATGGCATACAACTATAGGTAGAGGTATATATAATTTTCTTGCAGACAATATACAATCAGGAGGATTAGAGTTTCAAGACATAAGAAAAATTATGCCTGAAGCTAGTCCTTCAACTATACAAAGTATGTTAGACAATCCAAACTTAGACCACATTGGTAATCTTATTGCACAAGAAGTAAGAACAGGTGGTATAACAAAAAGGTTAGACCCATACTCATACACCTTTAGAGGTAAGCTATCTAGAAATTTAGGTAGAAATCTTAGTAGTAAAGGTAAAGTATTAGATGATGGTGGTCGTATCAATATGTCTGATATGGGTAGCTTTCTTGGAGTAGGAGCTGTTGTAAGTAGAAAGTTTACAGATTCAGCTATGGCTAGAATGTTTGGACAAGTTAGTCCATCTTTTATAACTGCTACATCTCACACACAAGGTATAAAAGAAATAGAAAAACTTATTGAATCTTTACCTTTTGAAAAATCAGTAAGAAAAAATCTTTATGAAAAACTAGCACAGACTGATGCAAAGATACTAGATGATTATTTAGAAGGTGGTTCTTATTCTAAATTAAGATTAACAGAAGAATTTTTTAAATTACTAAATGGTTCAGGTACTGCAGTAGATGCAGGAATACTAGGTGAACTAGAAAAATTATTGTCAGCAAGAGGATTACCTGGTGCATTAAATGGTGGTATTACAAAGTTTGTAGCAGAAATACAAGAAGCTAGAAAGTACTGGGTATCTTTAGTAGGAGATGAAATAGTTGATGTTGGATTTGGTACATCTAAATCAAATGATTTATTTTCTTCAAGAATTAGAAAGATAGGTGAAGACGCAGGAACAAATGCAAAGATTGAAGAGTTAGCTAAAGCAGGTAAACAAGAAGAGATACAAAAATTTATTATGGCTACATTTGGTAACGCAGATGAAGCAGTTCCTTCAGCACATCTTTTATCAGAAATGCTTGTTGGAAATATTCCTTTGTTTGACCCTAATGAAGTATTTAGAATATTAGGTACATTTAGAAATAGCTTACTTAAAATGTCAGGAGTAGGTTTACTTACAGGACTAAAAAGATTTGACCTTCCTCAACTATTAGGTAAAAATATTGAAAGTAATCCAATAGTATCTTTAGCTGCAAAAAATAAAAAGTTTGCTGATTATGTTGCAGGTTGGGAATTACCAGTTAAATCTCCTTCAGGTAAGAAAGTAACACAAAAGTATATATCTGAATTACAAGACACAGCTATTGGAGAGTTAGTAACAGAGTACAATAAGTATGGTGACAACATTACTATGCAACAATTAAAAGATGTTACAGATGATGATACATTTCAAATACTTAATAACTTAACAACTACACAGCAACTAGAAACTGTAGCTAATGTAGGCAACATAACATCTAATGCAATAACTAAAGGACTTGCAAAGACACTTTATGCTAAACGTGTAACAGATGACGGTATCAAAATAGTAAACAGAGCATACATAAGATTTGCAAACAATGTTATGCAAGCAGCTTGGAAACCTTTGACACTACTTAGATTTGCTTGGACTACAAGAGTTATTATGGAAGAACAGTTAAGAATGTGGGCATCTGATTTAACACAAGTATTTACACATCCTATTTCTCATTTAGCTTATGTATTGAAACCTGATGGAGCTATGGTTAGAAATGCATCTAGAGCAGAAAAAATATTTAAAAAAGCAATACCAGGATTTGATGATAACAATCTAGCTTTAACAGAAAAACTTATTGATAAACTAAAGTTTGGTGAGTTTGACATATTAGGTAAAGATATGTCTCAAGAGTTATTATTTAAACAAGCTATGTCTAGAGGTTCTAATGGAATAATGATTAGAAAAGCAGCTTCTATAGATAGGTTCTTTAAAACAATTAAGAAGTCATCTGTAACTAATTCACGTGCTAGTAGAAGAACATATGCTAAAGGTTGGGCTACAGAAGTAAATCAATTAGCAGATGATGACATAATGCACTTAATAGCAAATATTATTGTAGATGCAGGCAACACTGCATTTGGTGGTAGCATTACTAGAAATTCAACACCATTTATAAACATAGATGAACTAGCAGAATTTTTAGCAGGTAAAGGAAAAGACTTAAGATTTTATGAAGACAGAATGAGAGGTTTAAGAAAAGGAAACATAACTTATCAATCATTACTAGATGTTAGAAAATCCTACAAAGAATGGGTTAACAGTGGTGATGCAGTTACAGATTATGGAAGAAGATTAATTGATGGTGATGTAGAAAGAACAAAGGAACTTTTAAATAGTTATGTAGCACGACTATTTGAAAAAGCAGGTGGTGGAGGCACCTTCAAAAAATATGTATTTAACGAAGGTTACAACAATGCAAGCGTACAAACGTTTACTAATTTTGATAAGGGTATTGATTTTGAAAGAATGTTAGAAGCAGGAATCATAAGAGAAATAGATAAAGGATTGATATATAAAACTGCAGATAATCCAAATCTTGCAATGCCTATGTTATACGAACCAATAAATGGAGATAAGACAAATAAATTTATTGAGTGGGTTGCAAATAGAGGATTTAATGCAGTTCCTACTGGTGAAACAAGTTCAGTAGTTATACCTATTGGAAGATTTGCTAGTCCTAAACAATATGATTTCTTAGTAGATACTTTATATAAACAAACCAATGTAGGTCCTGACGTAGTAAAGATGTCTAAAGAATTTGAAGATGCAGGTAGATTTTCTAAAGGTCAATGGGATAGTGCTATAGAAAGATGGTTTGATACTTTAATGTCAAGACCAACAAACAAGTTGTCTCGTTCTCCTGCTTTCAGACAGTTCTATTATAGAAACTTAGAAAAGATGGCAGATAGATTAGAAGCAGATGCTTTATTTCGTATAACAAGATTTGATGTTACATCACAATATATGCCAAAAAGCACACGTAAAAAGCTAAGAGAACTTGTACCTAAATCACCAGGAGAAGGTATAGGTCTTGATGACTTAGAACAATTTGATGAGTTTTTAAAGTCTCTAGCTTTAGCAGAAACAGAAGACTTACTTTATAGTTTGAATAGACGTTCTCAGTTTTCACAAGCAACTGCTTTGTTATTCCCATTCGCAGAAGTTCATTTAGAAATAGCAGGTACTTGGACAAGATTGTTAAGAGAAAATCCTACTAAAGCTAGAAGAGCTAGTGTTAGCGTACAAACATTAAAAGAAGCAAATCCATTTAATTGGAACTTTGTTGGTGGTGATGCAGGGGATGACGCACCTATGATATATACAGATGAAAGAACAAATGAAGAAGTATTTGTATTTCCTTTGTTAGACCCTATACTTAAAAACTTTTTTGACAATGTGCAGAAACAAGACCTCAATGGTCAGCAACAAAATGTAGATGTAAACTTAAGAACTGTAGGTTTTACATCAGGTGTAAACATTATTGCAGGTGGGTTAATACCAGGAGTAGGACCAGTAGCACAGGTTGCTGCTAAAGCATTGATGCCTAATATGAAAGAAACAGGAGCATTCTATAAATTCTTATTCCCATTCGGTGAACCTACAGGCGGAATAATAGAACAAACTGCAGATGTGTTAGTACCACCTTGGTTACAGAAACTAACAGCACTTACAGAAGGAGCACCTGAAGGATGGGTAAGAGGATATACAAATACTGCTAAAGAAGTACTAAGAGCAAAACTTATAAGTGGTGCTATACAAATGGGTAATGAACCTAGAACACAAGCAGAGATGAACACTGTATTAAAGAATGTATCTAGAGATGCTTGGATACTACACCTAGTAAAGTCTGCAGCACAATTTACATTTACTACACCATCATTTAGATGGGAAGCAGAACTAGAAGAAGGTGGGCTAGCACACGTAGACCCACAAGAATTAAAGAAAAGAGGAATAGACCCTGAAGGTAGATTGTTTGGATTTAATACATTACAAACTGTGTATGCAAGATTTTTAAATGAATTTCAAGATGAAGTTATAGCAACAGAAGTATTCACTAATGTATTTGGTTTTGACCCTACAGCATTAGTAATATCTAAATCTAAAGAAATTAGACGTGTTCCATACACAGATGAGGCTTTAGACTATGCAAAAGAAAATCAAGATAAGTTTGATTTGTATCCTGAATTATTTTATTATGTAAGACCTGACGTAGGTATTGATGAATTTGTTATGGCTGCTTGGGTTAATTCATTTGATGATAACTATTTAGGAGATTATGCAGCAAGAGTAGATATAAGTTTGCCTGAGTATGCACAGTTACAAAATCAAGCAGCAGGACGTATGGCGTTAGAAAGATATAGAAGAAGTATTACTGACCCGACAAGTCCTTCTTATGTTAAAGATGACGATATTAGAAGTAATTTATTAACATCATACAAGTTAGTTTTGGCAGATTATTTTGTAGGATATGGAGAGAAACCAACAACAGAATCTAGAACAGATATAGGTAGTTTTCTTAAACAAGCAAGAGCTTTGGCTGCAGACCCTGATTTACAGAATGAACAAGTTATTAAAGGTTTAAACATATGGCTAGATAGTCTTGATGCTATATTAACAGTAAGAAGAACAGAGACAGGAAACATAGGTTCTGATGTTACTGGTTCTTCAAATTGGTTAGTTGCTAGAGACGAGTTAAGGAAGAAGGCACAAGAAATAATTAAAATATATCCTTTGTTTCAGTTTGTTAATGATGAAGTTTTAGAGAGAGTAATAAGAGAAAACGAAGATGAGCTGATACAATATGGTTATAAATATAAGACAGGCTACGAAGGAAGTCAATAATGTGGATATTAATATCTAAAATACTTTTTACATCAAGCGGTACAGTTTCTAAATTTAATCCAAGTGGAGCAGTAGATTATTCAAAAGCTCTATGGTATGACCAAAATACTGGACAGACTAGAGACGCTACAAAGCCTGATGGAAGTCCTATTGTAGATATAGAGAATTATATACAAAGAGAACAAGAAGGAACTGTAACAAGTGCACCTCCTCCAGGTAATCCTAATAGCCCAGGTCCTTCAATTTCTGACGGAGAAGTTATAAGAGAACCTCGTGCATTAACTCCTGCTGAAATAGATGAGGCTGTAGATAATTATTATAACAATAATAATGTACCAACACCATTTGGATTTTTTATAAATGAAGAAGGAGTAGCAGAAGAGTATCCAAAAGATGAAGATGGAGAGTATGTATTTCCAGGGATGGGTCCAAATGACCCGCCTCCTGCAATAAGTCCTGACGAAGCTATTAGGTCAAGACTTGCTACACAAGGTATTAAACAATTTTTAGGTTTTGATGTATTAGGTACACCACTGGGATATCAAGGTGCAGGAGAAGGATATGGTGATAAACCTGTCTATGTTTCTGAGTTCGTTACTACATTGTTTATGGATGATATGTTGTCTGAAGACTATATTAGAAATCTACAAACTAAATTAGTAAAGGCAGGATATTTAGTAGGAGGATTTGAAGTAGGAGCAATGGATGCTCAAACACAAGCAGCCGTATTAGCATCTATGACAGAGCATAACTTAGAAGGTAGAGTGCCTTATTTTGATGATGGATTTTTAATTGAGGGTGCTTTACTTGCTCTGCAAACAACTGATATTGTAGTCACAGTAGATGGACAATCAGTGTCAGTGCCTGCAATCTTAGACCCTAGTACAGGACAACCTTTGCTACAAGGAGATGAAGTAGCACAGTATCAAAGTCAGTTTGCATTTACTCCACAGAAAAAAGAACAGATAAGAGATTTTTACTTTGGTGAATTAGACAATGATATTAGTTCATTAGATGAAAAATTGATAGATAGTTATAGTATTGATACACCTGTATATGATACAGAGACAGCAGGATATATAGCTATGGATGCAGTTAGTAATTACTTTGGAGGTGCAGATAAACTTAGTTATACACAAGCACAATCTCTTCAAGGTGTTGTTAATAAACTTTTAGAGTTAACTAAAAATGACTTTGACAAAATGATTGTTAAAAATGTTCAAGAAGACATAGATGCTACAGTTAGTCAAATTAACTATGACAAGTTTATTGCAGATGGTGGAGAAGAAGCATATAGAAATAGCCTTAAAGAACTGTATCCATATATGGACCCTAGAGCTATAGACAGTATGGTTAGAAATAAAGTAGCTTCATTTAAAATAACAACAGATGCAGGACTAGGACCTGCTAGTTGGGCAGGAGGTACTCAAGATGCTTTTGCACTTAGTGGTATGGGAGACAGATTTAATTCAATGTTTCAGTCAAGACTGGGTAGAGCTGTAGATAAAATATACGGAGATGAAAAAGATTTAGCCAATAACCAGGAAAAGTATAATACAGCTACAGCTAACTTCTTTAGAAGTGCTAACAGTCTAAGAAACTTAGGCTCAGGAATATAATGGCAAAGGTATCTGCCAAACAACTTGTAGACTTATTACAAAACGCAGGAGCTAATACAGAAGACATACCTACATTAGTTATGATATCTTTTTATGAATCAAACTTAGAATCAGTTGCAGAAAATCAAGATACAACATCAGTAGGATTATTTCAAATTAATGCAGACCAACATTTTAAAAACGGTAAGCCTGACAATACTTTAAGTAGTTTTGCAGGAAAAGATATTACATTAGAAGAATTTGAAACTAAATTAAAAGACCCACAGTACAATGCAGAGTTTGCAGTACATTACTTAAAAGTTATCAGAGAAGATTTAGAAGATGGAAGTAGTCAGTTTGGTATGGTAACTGCTGCTAACAATGACCCATTTGGTATATGGGAAGCATACACAGATTATGTATTACCATACCTTAGTGGTGAAATGCCTGCAGGTAGAGGTAACAATGCTGATGAAAAAAAATCAGATGTTGTTGCAGGTATAAACTCTTACGTTGATGCATACTATACTCTAGGTATGGAAACAAATAATAATGAACCTGTAGTAGAAGAAACGCAAACAAAAGGTAATCCTAATAACCCAGTTGAACCTACACTTGAACCTAGTGGATTAGGACAAGAGCGTAGAGAAAGTGGTTATTCTGAAAGAGAGATAGCAAAATTTAATAGAGCTACTGAAAAGATAGCTAAAATGATGAACCCTACTGACCCTACAAATTTAGAAACAATTAGACAATCTCAATTATATTTAGCAAATCAAGTAGGTATGAATATACAAGAAATACCTTTAGATGTTCGTTCAAACTATGGACAAATAGATGCTGTTATAATGAACTTTGTTGGACAATTAGGAAAGATGAAGGCTAGATAATGTCACACGTACCTGAACATACAGACGATAGAACCAATTTAGAATATGATATTGATATGATTATAGAATCAGAGACTGCTCCCGCATTAGAGGATACAGTACCTACTCCTGATATGATTAGAATGGGTAAGGATGGGCAATACTATTTCTTTTATACACTAGAAGCAGACCAAGTAGATGGATTAGAAGAAGATGTAACTGTATATTATTTGTCAGAATCTAATTATAAACTAAATGTAGACCCAGGAAGTGCAGAAGAAATAGCTAATACTGCAATAAGTTTTGGTAGCATAGAAGAAGTTCAGTCTAATCTTGCAGGATTAAATCCTATAGATGTACTTATATCATCAATAAAAAAAGAAGCAGACTTAAATCCATACCTCGTAACACAAGAAGACAGTGGAGAGTTTGCTGTACTTGGATTATTTTTAGAAAGTATATTTGAAGGAACAACATTAACTTACGAAGATTATGCGTATGTCAGTCCTACTATAGCTGAACTTAATGCAGACCAGTTGTCATACTTTAGAGCAGTAGCACTAGGTTCAGACAGAGAAGCTAATGCTACATTAAGAAGACTTCAAGATAGAACAAAAATAGAAGTTGCAGGATTAATAAGTAAGTATGGTCAGTATGACATACCACAAGATTTAATAAATAAACTTTATGATATGAGACTTAAAGGTGTTTTAAGTAAAGATGATTTATCAGAACAGTTTAGATTAATACTATTTCCTGAACTACCAGGATTTAGAAATGATGAAATACAAGAGTTTATAAAAGATAAACAGTTAGATATGCCTGAGAGTTTAGCATTTATACAAAGAGCTAAAGACCA